AACAGCGCACTGCTTTCAGCAAAGTTTTCTGCTACATCTTGCTCTTTTACTTGAAATATTTTCTTCGCCTTATCACTAAGGTCGCTGGGCTTAATAAGTTTAGCAGGTATTGTTTTTGCCTGTGACTGTATTGCCTTATGTAGTCTGTGATTACCATCAAGTATCCATTCAATCTGACCTTGCTCATCTACCATAATTAAAATAGGAAATTGGTTAGACACTATTACTTGATTAACTCTTTCCATTTCTTCTGGGTTACCGTCCCAATGAATTAGTTTATTCTTTAGATTATCGTTTATCGGTAAATTTATTTGTTTAATGTTTTTGGTTAATTCTAAAATATCTTGTAGTGTAATTGTATCTGTGTCGTCTGACCAGCTTGTTTCGGCACCACCTTCCGCTACATTGTTAACTTTGTGTTCATTATAGTTAGGGTTTATCAACTCAAAGTCTGTTGCATCAATTTTATCTCTGCTTTGTATAGTAAACCCTATACTGTTTGCAAATTGTTGTGCAAATCTGTTGTATAACTTTTCTCTACTACCAGTTTTACCAGTTTGATTATTAAGTTTGTCTGCTGAAAATCTTATGGTATTTACCGGAATACCTTCTGCTGATGTTGACTTCCACCATTCTTTTATTGCTTTAACAACTGTTGCAAAAATACGAAATTGATCGCCAGCGGCAGTTGCTTTATATCTACCGTTTAGTGTAAATTCGATATCCCACTGGGCATCCCAACTACCGTATTCGAACCTTATGTCAAGAATTGCTCCAGAATCTGTTCTTGCTCTTGCAGCCCATTCGTCCTCTGATTGCACGCCCCATCTATAAGGATATGGCTGATCAAGCGATTCGGTAGTTTGTGTAGGCTGTTGTTTTCTAGTAAGAATAAAAGTATCTTCGTTGCCAGTATCTTCTACGTCATACTCATAGCCATTTTGACTGGCAAAGCGTTGTACCATCTTACGATATAGGCTGCTTCTTGTAGTATCTTGAGAACCAAAAGGACCAGTATTAGGTTTAAACGCACTGAACACTATTCTCGGTGGTTGCAATTTACCAATATGTTGTGTAATATGATTTATAACAGCACCAAAGATTTTGTTCTGACCGCCTTCACCGGTAACACTGCTACGCCCGCCTCTGCTAAACCCGATATACACATCATCATTAGCCATACGTTTATAAGTAAGTTCTATATAAGCATCGTCGACTTTTGTAGCAAACACTTCTATACCGTCACGTGCCATGTCTTTGACCCAATCAACCTTGGTATCAAACGCTTCGTTGTGAGCCTGATCCGCGGCTGCTTTTGCACTTGCACCATCTGGATGCCGTGGGTTGATACTAACAACATCTCCGTTCATAAGATCGCTTACACTAGCACTCTTGCCTACTTTGTCCAGCAGTTGATGTAGTTTATCATTTGGGTCGTAGCCATTGGTTTCATATCCCATTTTGCCACGCACTTCTGTTCGTTTGCCTGTGTTTTTATCTAAGATATGTAGTATTAGCATACCAGCACGAGTATCACGTTCCAGCTGTAACAAATAATTTTTGCTATCCGGTTGTTCACTTACACTGTGCTGTGCTGCTATATCACGATATCTCATTGAGTTTGTTGTCCTAAATAAAACTTTACAAGCTCAAAGAATGGTTTGCCAGCAACCTTAGTATCTGCTGGAACACCTGCTGCTTTTTCAAATTCTTCGGGGTTGTTGTTAGCAACAGCCGCTCTTAATGCAGTAGCACTGGAAACTCTTGGTGCTGGTTGCCATTCAATACTCTTAAATTTATAAAATCCGTGTCTACCTTCGACACCATTTTGCTTTTGTAAACCTGGTACAAACACTTTAGCATCAGTTTCATCGGTGATGATTTTAAGATCAACTTCGCCGTGCTTCTTATACACTTCAGCAGCTAAACTCCACCAAGTTTGCTCGGGAATAATGTGGCCTTTAATTGCAGGCCATACAGTTTCCATTGCTTGTATCTTAATTTCAAACGGTAAAGGATCTTTAGGACCAATGGTGCTTTGATTTGTACCAACATACCAGTGTGTATTCTTTGCAGCTTCTTGCCATGCAGCCTTGTGTCCTTGGTGCGGAGGGTTAAAGCGTCCAAATATAATACCTACTGTTTCGCTTGCTTCAAATAATTCTCTTAATAACATCAGCCCGGTGTCCATCTTTTTCTTGGAACAAGTTTTACATTTCCAAACTTTTTATTCGGATCGGCATAACGTACACGCCCTTCTCCGTTTGTATCCCAAATATCTCCTTGCGGACCTTCGACTTGATCGATTACATTGTCTTTTACTTGTTGTAGTTGTTTAACAAGAGTGAATATAGTTTCTAGTCCGCCTTGGTGTGTATTATTTAGTTCGACAATTTTTAGTTTTTTTGGTTCGCTAACTTTACTTGTTTTGAGCCAACTAAAAAAGTGTGCTTCGCTTAAACTATCTAAGTTTTTAGCTTTAGCTGTTTGATTTACATATGTATAAATTATATTTTTTAAGTCGCCTAAGCCTGCACTAGCTGCTAAGAATCCATCAACAACTCGAGAATTTGCTTTTGTAAACTTTTCAACTTGATCTAGTTTGGTTACATCTATTTTAATAGGTGAAGAATTGTACACAGGTCCTAGCACTACTAAACTTGGATTGCTGCCGAATTCGCTGAAATCATTTTTCGGTTGTTGTAAACTATCATCCATTCCGAATTCAGGAAAATAAGCATGTCCTACAACCATTACTTGTGCTTTTGCAATACGTTTGCCTAGCTCGCTTTCTGCTCTAACATGATAGCAAGTTTGTGACTTAGGGTTAGGACAGAATGTATATACACCGTTCTTGAGTTCAGGCGGATTTAAAAATAGTCCGTCTGCGTACACATACCCTACAAAATCCTTTGGAGTAGCACGATCAAACAATGGATACAAACTGGCAAATTGTTTTGCAAATGCATCTCTTTGTTGCTTTTCTTCTGGAGTCTTAGGAGTACCACTCTTGTTAGCAATAAAGTCTTCTACATCTTTAGGACTTGTACTAGCAGCACCTCTGGACCATCCATTGTGTCCTGCTAAAACCAAAGGTCCGTTCTTTTCTGCTCGACCCCAATAAATCTGCGGATTACCGTCCCACTTCATGCGTATTGATTTAGAGCCTGAGTCTGAAGCTAATTCACGCAAATGTGTTATTGCCTCTAATGCACCTTCTGTACCATGTAAAAATACAAGATCTTCTAAGTGATTAAATGCTCTGCCAACCTTTGCTGCTTCCGTTACAGTTCTAAATTCTAAAAATCGCATTAATACATTCCTTTTCGAAAGTTTTCCATTTCGTCATTTAGGATTCTATTAATACATTCCATTTTTTCGTTATCTTGCATTAGTTCTTCAGGACGTTTTTTGATATTAAACTTCTGAATATAGTTTACAATGGCTTTTTCGACCACAGGAAGCATTTCTTTTTTGCTGTATTTTCCGCCATTTTTTACAGTTTCTTGAACCTTTAACAATGCAGGATACAAATTGCTTCTATAAAATCCCTGATCATTTTTCATGTAGATGCACAAGTCTTCTACCATGTCCCACGGTAGTGACTCGTTTACACTTACATCAGAAAAGTCGTTTATTTTTACCATTTTATACTGACTCCTTATAGGTGCTTAATTGTTCTACAAGGAAACCTTTATGTTTACCTCTACTAATATATTTACCCATGCTTCTCTTCCAGTGTAATGTATTGTAGTTCCAGTCTTTGTTTTTGCATAATTCTTTAAATTCTAATCCATTTACAGTATATTTTTCACCGGTGTCGGTAGTAATACAATATATATACTGTTTACTACGCATACGAGAACTTTTAGAACCGCCTTTAGCGTGCCACAATTTATCTTTACCTGTAAAATTTTTAGCATATCGCTGACCTGCTTTGCGTTGGTGTTCAATAAAGGCATCGTAGTCATATTCTTTTAAACCGTGTAAATAATGTTTTCCGCCGTATGCATTATTATATGACATAGGATCTTTGACTACATTTTCGTTTACTATTTCTTTTTCTAAATTCCATAATGCATCTGCACTATCTGCTGTTGCAATAATTTCTTTAGTAAAGTTTTCTACACCATATTTTTTGATAGCATTTTTAATACCTATACCACTACCCATATAAGAATCATTTACATTTTTAGTAGCATGTCTACCAATGTAATACTTTTCATTTATTTGATTAGTGATTTTATAGATAATATAATACATGTTACCAGGCCCTGCAACTCCAATAACGAGCCTTTGTTCTAGGTCCCGGATTATCGCAGTTGTGTCTTGCACGGAAACTGCGTCGACGTGCAGGATTTGACTTTTTAATCTTCATGTTAGGGTCGCCAAAGTTTACTTTGACTGTATTTCCACTGGGATTTTTTACATACACTTTGAACTTTTTAACATCACCACGCATAGGCTTACCTAGTGGAACTTTGCGCCCTTGATATTCTGCTTCATCTAATTCTTCGTCTTCGTTATACCACATAACTCCGTATTCTTCAAAGAAGTCATCACCGTCGTATGTTTCTTCAGAGACAACTTCGTCTAAATCTGAACTAATTTCGATATCAAAATCTTTAAATCCTTGTTCGAACATGTAGTTTGCTAAACGGTTAGCGTACTCGTCTGACTCGTCCTCGCTTAGTTGACGAGGAAGTTTTATTTCATATACAGTAGCACCTTGTGCAGTTTCGTATATGTGCTGGTTTGAAAAAACACTCTCGTCTAGTGGTTTAACAGATGTTTGTTTTTCCATTACAATTCTTACAAAGTGTGTCATAGTTACCTCAATGATTTAATAAAATGCTGTTTATAGTACCGTCTGTGTACGCTACCTGTGCTCTAACCCATACATAGTTTCCTGTAAAGTTATAAAGAAAACTACCGGTACTACCTGTACCTGTGTGTTGTGTTACTGAAAGAGAAAACCAATCACTTGCAGAAGGATTGGTTGCTAATGTTGCTTGTATAATTACTGAACCAGTAAATCCTGTAAGATTGTACTGTACAGTATGAAACCCGTCTGTGCGGCTATAATAACCATCACCTTTATAGGCAATGCCAGTGATAGTCTGGTTTGAACTATCACCCGGATGTGTGTTTTGTGGTAAAATTGTTTCGCTATATGTTGACATATAATTATTTATCTATTAAACAACACATACTAACTTATCAATTCTGCGTATCGCCTGACCTAACATTAGTTCTAACAATAACATGACTTTTTCGTCCTTAACATATATGTATTGACCGTTTGTCGATATATTATTTTCTATATTATAAAGCAAAATTGAGCCTGCTCGTACCTTATCTGGATTTTTTTCTATCCATATAGACACCTCGGGTTTTATTATTTTTCTATTAAATGTAACTTTATAAAGAAATTCAGGAGGATGTTTTACAATTATAATATTTTGTTCAGTTTCTAACAGTAATTTCATAGATTTCTTAGGTTCCCAAAATTCTGTAACTGAATTTATTTTCTTGGCAATCTTGAGCAAAACTGTTTTATCATTTGAAAAGATTGATAATGTATTATACTCGCATCTTATTAAATAATTTTTTTCGTTTTTTAAAATTTTATAAATTGATGACGCATCTAATAAATCTTCTGGCAATATACGTATATCATGTTTCCATCTAGATATTATAGGATTGGAAACTAAAGAATCTAATTTTGATTTAGCATAAGACAGCTTACCGCTTCTTTGCAACTCGGTACGGAAAATACCTGCAAGTGGTGTTGTAACACACAACTTATACAAGTATTTTCCATAATGTAGTTTGTTAGTCTCAAACAGTTTCAACGGTTTTTTGTTCTTCCTTTAAGACAATCTCATTGTCTACTACGTCTATATTTATTTTGCCACCATTCTTCAATGATCCAAATAACATAAGACGTGAAAGCGGACGTTTAATATCCTTGTCAATAACACGTTGCAACGGTCTAGCACCCATCTTAGGATCAAACCCTTTGTCTACAAGATAATCCAATGCCTCGTCGGTTACTGTAATTTTGATATTTTTTTCCGTAACTTGTGCTTTAAGATCAGTAAGGAACTTGCCAACAATTTTAAGCATAACAGGTTTACCAAGTTTCGAGAAGGTGATTGCAGCATCAAGTCTATTTCTAAATTCAGGACTGAAGAATTTTTTAAGTTCTTTATCTTCATAATCCTTTTCTAGAGTATCACCAAATCCAATGCTATTCTTTTCTGCTTCTTTAGCACCAAGATTTGTTGTAAGAATTAAAATACAGTTACGTGCATCTGCTTCTTTACCGTTGGATCCTGTAATTTTGCCATTGTCCATCAATTGAAGCAACACTGCACTTACGTCAGGGTGTGCTTTTTCAATTTCATCCAACAACAATACACAGTTTGGATTTTCTTGCAGCTTAACAATCAGCTGGCCTGCGTTATCTTCAAAGCCAACATATCCCGGAGGAGCACCAATTAGTTTTGCAACACTGTGCTTTTCTTGGTATTCACTCATGTCAAATCTTACAAGCTGAACTCCAAGGTGCTTTGCAAGTTGTCGTGCAGTTTCAGTTTTACCAGTACCCGTAGGACCCATAAACACAAAACTACCAATCGGCTTGTTTTCGTCTTTTAGACCTGCTTGTGCTACTAGAATTTTATCAACAATTGTTTCCAGTGCTTTGTCTTGACCGTACACACTTCCTTTTAAGTTAGTTTCTAGGCTAGCCAAATTGTCCGTTTCACGTTCTGCAACTTGCTCTTCAGGAATTTTTACAATCTTAGCAAGTTCACGTTGAATGTTTTCTGGTTTTACAACCAAGTTTTCATGCAAGTTCAGCACTTTGAATCGCGAACATGCTACATCGATCAAATCAATAGCTTTATCAGGCAGCTTTTTATCTGCTTGATACTTTACACTTAGTTTAACCGCAGTGTCGATTGCTTCGTCTGTGATTGTTACATTATGAAAATCTTCATAATACTTTTTAATACCGTGCAAAATTTCTACAGTTGTTTCTGGTGACGGTTCGTCAACTACAACACGCTGGAATCTGCGCATTAATGCACGATCTTTTTCAAAGTACTTGCGATATTCTTCCCAAGTGGTAGATGCAACTACTTTAATGTTACCCTTTGACAATGCAGGTTTAAGCATATTAGCAAGATCGTTTGCACTGTTGTTTCCACCGGCGCCAGCACCACTAATCATGTGAGCTTCGTCGATAAACATGATAGTCTTTCCTTTGTTTTGCAGTGCGGAAAGAACAAGTTTAAAACGCTCTTCGAAGTCTCCTCGATATTTTGAACCAGCAAGCATACTTCCGATGTCAAGTGAGTACACGCTGTATTCTTTTAAAAATTCAGGAACCTGATCGTTTACAATTCTCCAAGCAAGTCCTTCTGCAATAGCAGTTTTACCAACGCCTGGATCGCCTACCATGAGTACATTTGACTTTGTACGTCTGCCCAACGCAAGAGCAACTTGTTCAATTTCGTCATGACGCCCAATTACTGGATCAATTTTTCCTTGTTTAACATCGGAATTGAGATCTGTAGTAAATGCACGTAATGCCTTGTTTGCAATACCCACGTTTTCGGGCTGTTGTTCTTCAACTTCTTGTTCTTCAAGTTCGACATTGACATAAGAAACAAACTTGTCTTTGTTAATGTTAGCTTGTTGAGTAATAAAAAATGCGTAACTTCTCTTTTCAGAAAGTATGCTAATAAACACGTCAACTGTTTCGATTGTAGTTTTTCCAGCAAACAGGCATTGTGCAAATGCTCTATTAAGCACACGTTCTACAGTAGAAGTTTTCTTTGGTTTATATTTTTGCGATGTAGTTTTAATGTCATCGCACTTGGTTTTCAAGTAAGTTTCTAAGTTTTTCTTTACATATTCAGGATCTGCGCCAAACCCGGTAATTACAGTTGAAAATTGTTCTTCACACAGCATTGCAAACAACAAGTGTTCAAGGGTAACATATTCGTGTTGCAATTTCCTTGCATCATTAACTGCTTTATCAAAAACCAGCTGTAACTCTGGACTAGGTTCTACCATTTTTTTTCCTTTTTTCTATTTTCTTTTCAGCTAATTTTAACTTTAACTTACTTACTCTATCGATAAACTGTATTCCGTGTAGATGATCGTATTCATGCAAAAATATTCTAGCATCAATATCATCGAACTTTGTATCTACATGTATAACATTTTTAAAGTCATCTGTCAATGTATCAAATTCTACAATACAACTAATAGGACGTCTAACTTTTAACATTAATCCAGGGTGGCTTAAACACCCTTCAATTCCTTCTTCAATTTCTTTGCTAATTCCTGTAACAACAGGATTTATTACTACCAACGGTGATCCGTATGTTTTGTTTAACACAGGTTTCATTACAAATATTTGTGCATTTAACCCAACTTGATTAGCAGAAATACCTATACCACCTTCTTTATTCATAACATCTATCATGTCAAGTGCAAACGGAGCAGGATGTAATGACTCATAGTCGAACTTTTTAACTTGAGTTTCAAGCATTACATTAGGTGATTTTACTAATTGCATCATTTAATTCTTTTACCTTTTCTAATATTTTTACATCATTTATTTTTGGTACGAAACCTTTAATAGTTACATATAAATTGCCTGTAGTATTACTTTTATTATCTATTAAACCGTGACCTGAAATACTCAACGTTGTTCCAGGTTGAGTTCCTTTAACTATATTAACACTTAAATTATTTCCTGTCAACGTTTTAACTTCGATTTTAGTTCCTAACATCAAGTCAAACACATTAACTTTCTGTGTAATATATAAATGTTTGCCATCTCTATCAAATGTAAGATGCTTTGATATCTTTACAATTACAATAAGGTCTCCTCTAGGAAGTTGAGATATTTTGTTATCTCCAAGACCTTTAAATCTAATACCTTCGCCGTTTTCTACCCCGGCATGAATTCTTATAGTAGCAGTTGTACTTTGTCCGTTGAACAATCCGTAGTTTAATATTAAATCTTTTCCGGTTAATACGTCTTCTAACGTAATTGTTACTGCTAATTTTATATCTTTATTTTTAGAAAATGCTCCGAAGCTGTTGAATACATCTTCGAAATTTGTAAATTTAAAGTCAAATGATGATGTTGGAGTATCGTACTGCGATCGTTTCGCAGGATCTTTTAATGTTTCATATGCTTCGTTTATTTCGGCAAATTTTACAGAATCACCACCACGGTCTGGATGATGTTCCATTGCAAGTTTACGATATGCTTTTTTTATGTCTTCTTGTGAAGATTGTCTAGTGACACCTAGAATAGAATAATAGTCCATACTTTTACTTATCGTATGGACTATTATAAGAAATTACTATTGATTATTCGTTTGAGCTGGTGCTTGTGTAAGCCTGTGCACCATAGAATGCTGCAACAATTGCTGCTACTGATACAAAGTATGTTGGAGCCATGTCACCTAGTATGCCAGGTGCTGCTTCTAAGCCTAACCAACTTGCTATAACAACTGCAAATGGATATAGTAGCATACCAAACAGTGCAAACCATGCCATGTTACGTTGTGCATCTTCTCGCTTGTCTTGATTGTCGATTTTTATCATCTTTTCTTGTGCTGCGATTTCTTCATCTGTAACCACACCATCGCCGTCTACATCAAATGATTCGTACTTTGATCCTGACTCTAATGTCTTTGGTCTTCTTGCCATTTGTTATCTCCCTCAAGTTTGGCTATACGAGCTTCTAACTCGTCAATTTTTTTTGTTACGTGTGGATATTTTGTACGCCATGCATCAGTTGGTTGTTCAAACCAAGATAGCCCCCAACGGTGTACAAGATAATCAAGGATTTGGTCTAGTTTTGCATAAGCCCAAAGCCCTGCACGAGTGTCTTTAAAATATGCTAGAAATGCAGCACCAACTAATGATCCTAGTATTGCTGTATATATCCAGAGTGTATCTCCAAATATTCTATCTATCATTTCTAGCATATTTTGACTCCCTATAACAAGTAGTAAATTATTTAGTTAAACAACCCTAATACTCCTCTAGGAGGTTCTGGTTGTTTAACTGTAGTTTCTTGTGCATTTTCTAGTGCAACTTCAGCTTGCTTGTAGTAATTTTCGTATGCAATGATAATAGCTTGTTGCTGTTGCACCAATGCTCTTATATCACTGAAGTTTAGTCCTAGATTTTCATAACCTTCGCCGGTTAATACAAACATAGCAAGTGGTTTGCCGCCTGCGGTTAGTTCTGCTAGTTTAGCATCAAGGTTATCTTTGTTGATAATAACCCAATTTACCTGGCGCAGACGCAGCTCATCCACAGGTGGTAATGTTAGTTCGGGCTTGTCAATTGGCTTTGCACTAACTTCAATTACCTGGGGCTGTGGGCTGCACGCCATTAGAGCTGCTACCAGGCCAAAGCCAAGGACACTCTTTGTTAAAACTTTCGCCATCTTTTGCATTTATTTCGCTTTCTGTTAACGGTGATCCAGATAGGATCTCAAAACATCTACCTGCGTTTACGGTGCCTCGGTTGACTGCACGTTCAATTGATGTTGGTTTTTCGGCTGCTAATAAACTTAGATCAATGTCTGCAAGTTTATTAGCTAGCCTGCTGTTTTCTCTGCGTATATCCGCATATTCTTTGTTTATACGATTAAGTTCAGTTTGTTGAGAAGCAAAGTCTGCTTGCATTTGATCAATAGCTGCTTCATTTAACGCAACTGCGGTTTCTAATTTAGCATTATTTTCTTGTAATATAGCCATGCGCTCTTGAGTATCGTTATAATACCAATAGCCAATTCCACCCATGACTACAATTACCACTGCAAGCATCCCTGCTAGTTTCATTTGTCGCTTGCTCCAAAGAAGAAGTTAATAATAGTCGACACCGCTGTACCTAATAAGAATCCTAGGATAATATTAGCAAAGTTTACACCATCTGGCGGCAGTGGAAAGAAAGTTACGCAGAAGAAGTATACTACACTTACTACTGCCCAAAACCAAGCAAACCAATACGTAAAGTGGACTGCTAGTTTATCACCACGTCTAACCAATTCTTCGTGTACATCTCGTAAACTGTTGTCTATTGTGTTCATGTTATCATCTGTCATTATTAATCATCCAATAATTTAGCTAATGTCATTGGGCCAGCAATACCATCTGCTGTTAACCCGTTTTTAGCTTGCCATGCTTTAAGTGCTTTTTCGGTACCAGGACCAAATGCGCCATCAGCAGCAATACCAAGTGCAGCTTGCATCATTTTAACGCCGTCGCCCTTGGAACCTTTGCGTAATGTACCAATTTCGTTTACATTTACGTCATCGTTATCATCGTTGTCTTCGACAACTTTAAGTGTTACTGGATTACCTAGTACAGACATTGCTTTGCTGTAACGTGCTTGGCGATCAGCAAGACCAATGTTTCCGCCATTGATGATTTTAGTCATTTTAGTAACATCATCAGTATCAGCAATCGAGTTTAGTTTTTTATTGTTCCAGAACCACGCTGCTGATTCAATAGCACCTTTTTCTGTTGCTACATATACTGCTGCCTGTTCTGCTGTCATGTTAACACTTTTACCAAAGTTGGTGTAGTTCTCACGACCAGTAAGTTGCTTTAGACCACGACCACGGAATAACCAACCATCACCAGCTTTGGTGTTGCCCATTTTAGAACTACGGAATTCGTCTTGGTATACATAGTTTGCAATCTTTTCTGGATTGCGAGCATACTCAGCAGCATTACGCTTTGGCGCTGGACCAAAGTAACGACCAAATACAGCAAGCAATGACTTCTCACTATAGTTCAAGTTTTCTTCTAGTGAGTTAAAGTTGTTTGATTCGTGAGCACACTGACTGACGAAGTGTGCTACACGTCTTGGTGTAGTAATACCATACTTTGGTAATATTTCGCAGATTGCTTCATACCAAAATTCTACTCTTTTATTTCCCGGAATTAATTCCGCTAAATGTTCTTTCTTGAAATCAAAATCAAATTTCATTATATTATATCCTTTATTTTTGAATTGCATTTTTCGCACCTACAATGATCGCATATTTTCATTGAACTGGGCGGTTTGTCGTAATTTTGTAAATCTTCGTATTCAGGACGACCACAGTGTGAGGGTCGTCCACAGTTTTGACAATATTGTATGTTAGATTCTCTCAACAACAAGCATATGTCCTTTATTTTCTAACGTTAGAGTTCTATTACCAAATTTGGTAATATTATAATCTCCAATATACTTAGTTAAAAAAAGAATTTCGGCATAGTCATTCATATTGATTTTATCTTTGATGCTTTCTAGAACTTGTGTAGAAGTACCAAAGTTTTTTATTTTAAATTCAACTGGGTCTGCGTATGCTTTTTTAATTATTAAATCTTCTTCTGCTGTAAGATTGATTTCTTCTAAATAACTTTTATTAAAAAAGTTTTTAAAATTGTTCATATTTGACTCGTTTACTAAAATATCATATGTATCTGTATCTAAAGGAATAGTTTCAGACAATGAGTTCAATGACAATGGAATGCTTTGAAAGCCTTTGTAATATCTAAATCTAAAATCGTTTATGCCTGTTAAATTGCTAACACCATCTATTAATTCGACGATCTGAGATGGAACATCTTCGTTTCTTTCCATCTCAACAAATACTTTAAAAGATCCGTCGCTTTGTTCGCTGCTAGTAGCATCAGCATCTAGTACAAAACTATAACCCTTTTCTATAAAATCTACTAGATCCTTGGCAGGGTCGTGTTCGTTAACTGTAAAACATAGTGTAACAATTTCAGCATCGCTGCCCATCTTACTTTTATAAGAATCAATTTCGATAATTTTGTATACTAG